CGGCCCGAGTCGCACCGGGTGCCGACCGTGGAGTGGCTGCAGAGAGCGCTGGGCTGCGAGACGGATCTGCTGCTGATGCGCGCCGTCGGCGATCACCGCCCGTCGGTCGTGCTGAAGCGCGAACATCTGCGCGAGTTTCGTGATCTTGGCGTACCCACCAATCGCATCCTTCAGGCTCATGACGATCGGCCTGATGTGGTGATGATGTACAAGGAGCACGGCATTCGCGCGGCCGTGTTGTCCATCCACAGCGTGTGCGCGTACTCGCCGCCGGAACGTCGCGCCGCATTCATTGACTGAGGGGAGGAGTGATGGCAGAAAACAACTTCACCGCAGCTGACGTGCTGGCCGAAATGGCCGAAACGTACAGGGCGCGCAATGCGGTTTACGGCGACAACTTCATGATGGTCGCGAAGCTTGTCAAGGTGCTGTTCCCGAATGGCGTGCCGCCGGGGCTGGTCGAGCGCGACGAGTGGCATCTGTTCGAGCTGAAACTCGTGAAGCTGAGTCGGTTCGCGATCAGCAATCTCACCCACCTCGACTCCATCCACGACGACGCCGTTTACAGCGCCATGATCGAGTCGATTTTGCGCAAGGCGGAAGGGGCAAGGAATGAGTAAGATCTTGGTGACGGGCGCTGGCGCAGGTCTCGGCGCGGCGCTGGTCGAAGAATTGGCTCATTGGGGGCACGAAGTGATTCCGTTCGACCGGAAGGCCGGATGTGATGTGCTGCACCCGGAAGCGACGATGAAGTGCCCGGACGAACTCGACGTGCTGATCAACTGCGCAGGCGTCAACATCACAGGCTGGCTCCAGGACTTCTCCGAACAAGAGTGGGATGAGGTCATGGGCGTCAATGCCAAGGGCATCTTCAAGATGACGCAGTGGGCGTTGCCCGCGCTGATCGAGTCTCGCGGCACGGTCGTCAACATCGTGAGCAATGCGTCGCACATGCCGATGACCACGTCGCTCGCCTACAACGCCAGCAAGGGCGCTGCGCACATGACGTTGCAGCTGGCGCGTGAGCTGAGCAAGAAGTACGGCATCACGGTCTTCGGCGTCAGCCCGAACAAGCTGCGCGGCACCGAGATGAGCAAGGACATCGAAGATCAGGTCGTGCGGCACCGCGGTTGGACTCCCGAGTACGCGCGCGAGTACCAGCTCAACAGCCTGCTTGCTGGCGAGGAAACCGACCCGAACGCTCTCGCCGAGTTCATCGGATTCCTGCTGTCCAGAAAGGCACGTCACAAGTTTCTCACCGGCTGCGTCATTCCTTATGGCGCCTAACTGAAGGTCACAAAATGCAATTCGTCATCGAGCAGATCGCCCTTTGCCCGCCGAATCCGGAGGCAGCCATCGACTTCCTGCGGCAGCTGGGCCTCGACGAGTGGGTGCAGGATCACGTTTGCGCGACAGGCACGGTGGAAGGCTCGCCCGGCAGCAACGAGGCGGACTTGGCATTCAACTACCAGGCCACGCCGATGGGCCATTTGGAGCTTGAAGTGCTGCATTACACCGACGGGCCGCACTGGATGGATCGTCGGCCGTTCAGCGTCAGCCATCTGGGCATGCACTGCAGCAGCGCGGAGTTGGAAGTGTTCCGCGAGAAGATGGCCGCGCTGGGCGTCAAGGTGGTGCAGGAAGTGAACACCACCTCGCACACCAATCCCGTCATCGCCGGAAAGCGCACGTACAACTACACCATCTTCGGCACCCGCTACATCCTCGGCGTCGACCTGAAGTTCATCGTGCGGCGCGACGTGCAATGATCATCGTCTTTGACACCGAGACCACAGGCCTCACCCTTCACCCCCGCGCCCCGGCGGAGAAGCAGCCGCGAATGATCGAGTTCGGCGCAGTGCTGCTGGATCGTGACGGGAGCGTGGTGGAGGAGGCTGGCATGCTCTGCAACCCGCAAGAGCCAATCACACCCGAGATCACCAAGATCACCGGCCTAACCGATGCAGATGTCGCTGATGCGCCGACATTCGAGCAGCTGTTGCCGCAGCTGGTGCGCCTGTTCGGCGAGGCGAGCTGCGTCGTGGCGCACAATTTACCGTTCGACCGCGCCATCATCCGCGGCGAGCTGATGCGCCTCGGCGTGACGGACTTTCCTTGGCCTGTGAACGAGTTCTGCACGGTGCAGCTTTATGCCGACGAGTGGGGCAGGAATCCGCGGCTGATCGAGCTGTACGCCGCGGTGATGGGCGAGCCGCTGGCACAGACTCACCGTGCGCTGGACGATGTGCTGGCGCTGGTCAAAATCATCCAGAAGGAGCAGTTGTGGAACGTGATGACACAGTGAGGATTGCCGGAACGACGCACAATTTCTCGCACGAAGGCGACGATCACAATTGCGTCGTGTGCGGCGGCGGCGGGGCGGAGTTGCCGACCGAATGCCCCGGCGCGAAGCTGTCCGACACGATGCGCGAAGCTGTCGTGCTTGGCCACGCGGACTTCGTGCGCGGGGCATGGAGGGTGACGCTGTGAGCTGGCTTCCACAGTTGCGCGTCCGCACAGAGTTCACGTTCAAGACAACCTACGCCCCTGTCCGGCGCGTCGCCGAGCGGCTCGCTGAGCTCGGCACTCCTGCAGCCGGGATCGTCGATCCCAACACCTGGGGCCATGTGCGCTGGGAGAAGGCGCTGACCGCAGTCGGAGTTCGTCCGTTGTTCGGGCGGGAGTTCGCGGTGCGCGACGGGGAGGGGCGACGCCCGGCGGCATGGGCGCTGGCCGAGCGCACGCCAGACTTCTACCGCTTCAGCACCGCTCTTGAACGCGCAAGCAAAGATGACGCATTCAACCCCGAGTTGTTGGCGCAGCGCGGCGGCGTGATCGTGTTCGCGGGCGCGGCGCTGGACGATCCGGCGCTGTTCGACTACGTGGACATCTCGCCAAGTTCGCCGCTCACGCAACGCCGCGCGCTGGCGCTGGCGGCGCGAACGGGGAAGCCGTTGGTGGTGACGGGGGACAATGCCTACTCCGCGCCCGACGACCGAGATCGGTTCTTGGCGATGACGGATCGGCAGAAGATCACCCCGCAGTGGATCATGAGGCAAGAGGACTTGCGGGAACAGTTGCGCTGTTTGGACGACGCAGCGTGGGTCGCAGCTGTTCGCGCCACCCACGAGGCTGCGGAGCGCGCCTCTGCCGCCGAGCTTCAGACCGCGCCGATCATTCATGTGGACGGCGATCTGCGCGCGCTGGCGCTGGAGGGCAAGGCCGAGCGGCTGCGCAAAGGGCACATCGCTGAGTGGACTGCCGAATACGAGGCGCGACTGGAGCGCGAGCTGGAGCTGATTGCGCTCAAGAAGTACGAGAGCTACTTCCTGGTCGTGTCCGATCTTGTCCGCTGGGCCAAGCGCCGCATGCTCGTCGGCCCCGCCCGCGGCTCGTCGGCCGGGTCGCTGCTGTGCTACCTCATCGAGATCACAGAAGTCGACCCGATCCCGCACAAGCTGCTGTTCGAGCGGTTCATCGATGTCACGCGCAACGATTTGCCTGACATCGATATCGACTTCAGCGACACCAAGCGCGACGCCGTGTTCGAGTATCTGGCGGAGAAGTACGGCACCGACAACGTCGCGCGCATCGGGAGCATCAACACGCTCAAGGCGCGCTCCGTGCTGAACCAGGCCGCGCGGCGTCTCGGCATCCCGCTGCCCGCGACATGGAACGTGGCCAACGTGCTCGTCGAGTATTCGTCGGGCGACTCACGCTACGGGAAGGGACTGGAAGACACTCTGACCAACACGCAGGTCGGCCGCGAGTTCGCTGAGCGCTACCCGGAGTCGAGCCTGTTGACTGATCTGGAGGGGCACGCGACGCACAGCGGTGTGCATGCCGCGGGGGTGATTGTGTCGACCGTTCCTGTGAGCGATTACTGCACGGTCACCGCCGAGGGCATCGCCCAGATCGACAAGCCCGACGCCGAGCGCCTGAATCTGCTGAAGATCGACGCGCTCGGGCTACGCACGCTCGGCATCATCGAAGATGCTGGCGTCGTGACGGCGGATGAGCTGTACAGCCTGAAGCTGGACGATCCAGAAGTGCTGGACATCTTCAACGCCCGCAAGTTCTGCGGCGTGTTCCAGTTCGAGGGCAATGCACAGCGCGCTGTTTCAGGCCAGAT